GTGCTACTTGGGCTACTGGCGACCCCTGAGCCACTACCGTCTTGCGGAGCGCGATTGACTTTCCCCCAACAGGGTGGTTAGATGACGGTGGAGGGACTCATGGCCAAGCACCCCAATGTAATCGTCAAACTAGAAATCCCCGCTGAGACCTGTGCTGTCTATGAGGCCCAGGGGGAGGGGAATGAGGAGCTGGAGATGGCTGCCCGATTGGTTGCTTGCGTTGACCATCGAGCATCCAGCCCGCTCTACTTCGACGACAAGCAACGGAACGAGTTGGAGTTGCTGCTTGACAAGCAACTCAACTCGTCTGCTGAGGCCCTGGATGCCATCCGGGGGAATGCTGAAATCGAACTCCCCGACGGCCACAAGTTAGTCATCCCCCACGAGATTGCCATCAGACTCAAAGACCGCCTCACTTCAGAAGGGGGAGATGTGAACACCTTGGATGCCCTCCTCATTCGCCTCCTCGGCAAATGGGTGGATGGCAGCCTATGAGCCTCCCCTTCACCTGCAATCACTGCGGCCAGCCGTGTCGTCCTCTTTACTTCGACGAAAAGGTGCATCACAGGGGAAGTTGCAAAGAGTGTCTGGACATAGCTCGTGGCTACGCACAGAAGCCTGACAATCCCGTGCAGTTCACCGATGCGTCCTCAGTGCTGGTCTTCGAGAACCCCAAGACAGGGCAGGTCTCATATCCAGGCCGCAACGACCGGCCTATGCCTGAGAAGTACGTCAAGGCTGGCTTCCGCCCCAAGCGAATGCATCACCTCCATGAGGTTGATGCCCTCACTCGCAAGACAGGGGCAGTCAACCAAGCAATGCACTTTGACCAGAACAGTCTCCCCCCCTGCGACGACCGCTGATGGCTGAGACCCCAGTCTACAACCAACCCTCCGAGAGCGAGCGCAAGCACCTCGATGAGGTGTTGGGATGGGCCAAGGAAGCCCTGGAGGAAGGCGGCATATTCCTCCGCTCCCAAAAGGGCTTCAGCGACATCCAGAAAATCCTCGACATGGTGATGGGAGACTTCGGCCCTGATAAGCAGCACACCGACCTCTCCCGCATCACTGACAACCGCTTCGCCAAGACCTTCTTCAACCTCTCTGCTGCCATGACCGACACCAAGCCATTCTGGGACTACCGCACCTACAACAAGAAGTTCGAGAGCCAGGCAACGATAGCCAATAAGCTCTCCGCCGCTTGGTACTACACCCGAAACATCGACCTGCGGCAACTTGGGGTGGTGCAGTACGCCCTCGCAGGTGGCAGCGGCTACGCCCATGTTATCTACAACCACGAACTCGAAGACCTCGACCTTGTCCCTGAAGACCCACGGGATGTCATCCCCATCCGCCCGGCGTCGTTGCACACCATCCAAGACTCCTTCGGCGTTATTGTCAGGAGGGAGCGGACGGTCAACTGGGTGAAGCAGAAGTTCGGCAAGCGTGCTGACAGGGTGGTGGCTGATCGAGATGCCTCAATTTCCACCCAAGCCGACCTCATCCAATCGCCGGGGGTTAGCGCGCCCAGAAGTTCCTTCATGCAGAACGTCGCCTCCACCCTGAAGAAGAAGCCCGACCTGAAGATTCCCTCGGTTGATGTGTTCTATATGTATATCGACGACCGCCAGCGGAACAAGACAGGCGTCCAACGCCACGTAGGTGATTGGGGAAAGGCTGGGGGTGACTATGTCGCCATGAACAACTGGGCCTACATCGTCCAGCCTGGGGAGCGGATGTTCCCCCGGAAACGACTCATCATCTTCACCAGGACAGCGGTTCTCTACGATGGCCCCTCGATATACTGGCATGGCTTGTTTCCCCTCGCCAAGTTCACGCTCGACCCAGTGGTTGGCAGTTGGCTGGGCAAGATTACCATGCGAGACTTGATACCCTTGGCAATTGAACTCAACAAGTTGCTCAGGGACAAGGCAAACTATCACCGCCGTGAGGGCAGGCGCAACACAGTCTGGGACAAGAACGCGGCCAGTCGGGCGACACAGCAACGCTACGACCCCGCCCGGGCAGGGCAGAAAGTCAGGGTAAACGCCTTCCAAGGGAAGCCGGTCGAGATTCTTGCCGAGCCGCCTCTTGATCGCTCTGTTGACACAACCATCGAAGACCTCCGAAATGAGATGGCCTTCCTCAGCGGCGAGATGGATGTCTCCCAGCTTGCCCGGCTCGGCCAGATACCCACGACTGAGACCGTCGAGAAGATGATGGAGGCCATGTCCCCGATGGTGAGGCTGAGAAGCAGGGTGCTCGAAGCATACATGAGAGAGACCGCCATGATGGTGCTGAGTGGGTTCTTCCAGTTCTATGATATGGAGAAGCGGATTGCTGTCCTTGGCCCAGCGGAGGGAGTCACGTTCGAGGACGCCGACAAAGACCCTGGGACTTTGATACCTGACATTGTCAAGCAGGTCGATGTTGATAGAGTCAAAACAGGGAACCCCCGCACCCGCCAAGAGAGGGCCGTGGACTTCCTCAACCAGTTCAAGTTCCATGTGGCCCCAGGGTCGTTGCTGTCAGCCTCAGAGATTGGCAAGAAGCTCCTGTATGTCCAACTCTGGCGCGGCGGAGCCATTGACCACTGGACGATGTTGGAGACCCTCGGGGTGCCGAATGTCGGCGAGCCTCCTAGTGGGGCGAATACCATCACCCAGCGGCTGCAAGAAGAGGCGCAGATGGGGTTGCAGGCGAACGTGTCGCCCCAGGGTAGAAAAGCAAGCGCAGGTACAATGCCTTCACAAAGGCCGGACGGTAGGATTGTAGAGTCTAAGTAGGACGAGGAATGCAACGTTTCACAGCAGTTGAAATAGTTCAACGTTATCAGCGGCGGCACCCGGAGCGTGCCAAGGCCAGCAAGCGCCGCACTTATTTGAAGTACAGGGAAAAGTGGTTGGCCCAGGGGAAGGCGTATAGGCTTGCACATTATGACCAGTACAGGAAGTACGATAAGCGGGCCAACGAAAGGAGAAAGGCAGACCCAGTTCGCCTTGCTGCTAGGCGAGCGCAACAAAGGGATTACTACCAGCGCAACCGCGAGCGTCGTATCGCCGATGTAAAGGCATATGAGAAGACCAACTTCGCAAAGGTTCGAGTGTGGAAGCGTGTTCGGTCTGCCCGACGTAGGACAAGACTTGTGGCCGCACCTGGGACGTGTTCTAGGGAGCAATGGTTGGGGCGCTTCCAATTCTACGGTGGCCACTGTGCCTATTGTCCCCGTGAGTTGAGATTCGATGAAGCGCAGATGGAGCACCGCATTCCCATCAGCAGGGGCGGCTCTAACTGGCCCGCAAACATAGTCCCAGCTTGCGCTGATTGTAATCTGCGGAAAGGAACCAAGACGAGCGCCGAATTTGGTGCTAGAATACTCGCTGCATGAGGAGGCAACAGAATGCCAGCACTCGTATCCCTTGAAGTGACAATCGGCGCAGTGGCAGTCCAGCCAACTCAGGTCATCACAGCCGTCACCCCTATCAGGCAGGTCATCTTCGAGGCTGACGATGGCAACAGCAACGCGGCCTTTGTGGGTGATTCAGGGATGGCCACCGATGGCTCGGAGGGTATCCGCCTCACAAACTCAGCAACTGTCCCTGGAAGAGTCTTGATTGGCCCCTTTAGCGGTGACGCCCCGGCAGGGCTGCAAGAGTTCTTCATCGTCGGGACTGAGGATGAGGTAGTGAACATCTTGTATATTGAGGCTTGATGACCATTGACTCGCCACGGCACAGTAACAATCATGACAGCAGGGACGGCTGTCACTTTAGGAAGCGGAACTTCTCTCACATCGAAAGCCGCCGCTTGGGTGCTCATTCAAGCAAATTCAACCAATACGGGCAGGATTTTCGTAGGCGATAACTCGGTCAGTTCCTCCAGCTTTGGAGTCGCCGTGTCCGCAGGTGACAGCCTCGATATGCCCCCCTGTCACGCCCCTAACGTCTACAACCTTGACCAAATCTTCATAGATGCAGAAGATGATAACGACTCAGTTACGTTCATCTACGAGGTAGTCTAGTGACCCTTACTTATCGAGATACCACCCGAGCCCTTTCGGACTCTCCCATCATCGACGCCTTCGGGCGTCTCAGGGTGTCCAACCCCACTGACCGCTTCAACAGCCAGTTTGAGTACAACGCTCTCCCTCTCCTGTGGGAGACTGTACTCGTGGCTGGGGGGACGGCAACCCACCTCCCCAATGAGAGCGCAGTCCGATTGCGGGTCACCACGGTCTCGGGGGACAAGGTAACTCGCCAGAGTCGTCGATACATTCGCTACCAACCTGGAAAGTCCCAGTTTATCGTGATGACCGGCGTGCTGGGAGCGACCAAGACCAATGTGAGGCGTCGTATTGGTTACTTCGATGATGAGAATGGCTACTTCTTTCAGCAGATTGGCGCGAATATAGAAATAGTCCACCGGGAGTTCACCACTGGTTCTGTTGACGACCACCGATTTGCTCAATCTACTTGGAACTTGGACACAATGGATGGCAACGGGCCGTCTGGTGTAACCCTAGACTTCACCTTCAGCCAGATATTCGTCGTTGACCTGGAGTGGCTGGGGGTTGGCCGGATTCGCTACGGCTTCAACATAGCTGGAGTGATAACCTACTGCCATGAGATGAATCACGCCAATGACCTCCCCACACCCCACACCACCACAGCCAATCTCCCCCTACGATATGAGATAGAGAACACCGGCACGGCAGCCAGCAACAGCGACCTCCTACAGATATGCCAGACGGTCATCAGTGAGGGGGGATTCAGCGATGAAAGCGGTCTGATTGGTTCGGCTTCCAACGGAATCACCTCAATCTCTGTCACCACCCGCCGCCCGATTCTATCCATCCGCCCCAAAGCGACATTCAACAGCATCACCAATAGGGGGGAGGTTATCCCTCTTGGTGTGTCTGTGTTCGCAGGAGCGCAGAATGTCTTCTGGGAACTGGTCTACGATGGGACGCTGACAGGGGCTTCCTATGCTTCCACCAACGCCAATAGCATTGTGGAGCGGGATATAGCAGCCACAGCCATCTCGGGAGGAATCGTCATCGCTTCGGGATTTGTTGCTGCTGGTGGGGCAGGAGGGAAGGGTGGAGGAGAGAAAGCAAACATAACATCCAAACTCGTCCTGGGTAGCAACATAGCAGGTGACACCTTCGTCCCCCTGTCGCTCGTTGCGACTGCTTTTACCAGCACTGCCACCGTCCACGGAGAGTTGTCATGGAAGGAACTCTACTAGGGTGGCCTATGAGTCCCGGCAACAGTGTGCTAGGGTGAAGCGTGATGTTCGACATCCGTGAGCAGCCATCAGTCGGCCCCTTTTGGATGGGGATGACCTACCGCCACGTTGAAGGAGTCTCTCGCAAGCGCCGCTGGTGGAGACGATGGAGGCAATGGTTGAGAGAGTTTTTTGTACGCATCAAAGGAAGGTTAGCAAGGGAGGATTGAAACATGCCAGCAAGATATTCAGTAACAGGGGCACAGGGGACGACCACTGCGACTCCCGGCGACTCCACGCTGGGAATCGGCAGCGGCACCGACCAGCGCCCATCGTTGTATGACTGGACAAGTGGGTTCGGTGGAACGCCTGCTGACAACGTCATCCAAGTGTTGCTTCGCAAGATGACCGCGCTCGGGACAGCCACAGGTGTAACGCCCGTGGACATCGACGAAGGTGGAGTTGCTTCGCTTACCACCTGTGCCGAAGACCACACGGTTGAGCCAACCTATACGGCGGCCTCGGAGTTGTTCGACCAGCTTATCAACCAGCGTGCGACCTATCGTTGGGTGGCGGCCCCAGGTGGAGAGATTGTGCTTCCCGCAACGGCTGCGAGTGGTGTCGGTTGGACGGCTTTTCATGCGTCCTATACTGGCTCCCATGAAGTGTCAGCGCATTTCATTGATTAAATCCTTCGCTTTCAACTAGATAGCGGAGGTAGCAATGAGGCGTGCCAACAACTACTCGACCCTGACAGACCCCATCAAAGGTGTGCTCGAACGGGATGGGTATGTCTGTGGGCACTGTTCTAAAATTGTCCATGTACAGCCTCGACAGCGCCCTGAAGACCTCGGCGGATTGTGCAAAGTGTGCTCAAACTTAATCTGCCCCCGCTGCTACGACGACCGGATGCGTAAGGGAAAGACCTGCTGTACATGGCAATCCCAGATGGACGAGATAGAGGCCCGTGACCGCTTGTTGCGGCAGGTGGGGGTCTGATGGCGATTGACTTTGATACCTCCACCGAAATCGGTGATGTCCAAGTTGACACTTCCAGCGGGTCTTGGTCACACACCTGTACGGGCAGCGACCTCATCCTGGCAGTTGTTGTCACCATGCGGGCGAACAATTCTGTCAGTGACATCACCTACAACAGCGTCTCATTGACCCATGAATCAGGAGCAGACCAAGACGCAAACAACGTCCATACCGAAGTTTGGTATCTCATAAATCCCGCAACTGGCTCCAACACGGTCGCGGTAACGTTGAGCGCAAGTACCAACCGTTGGTGGTCGGCAGCTATTTCTCTGACAGGTGTGGCTCAATCAAGTCCAGTAGATGTGAGCGATGGTAGCACAGACTTGAACGTGACTGCTATTTCTACCACGGTAACAGTGGTTACGGCGGATTCTTGGGGAATTGATGTCTGGGCGCACGAAGCTGACGCAACCGCTGCAACCGCCGACAGCGGCCAGACCGAGCGCCAGCAATCAAACGCTAACTTCTTGACGGGGAGCACAAGCACTGAGGGGCCACTTTCTACGGGAAGCCAAGCAATGGGTTGGACAGGTTCCGGTGGTACAGGAAACGCAGCGCAAACGATGGTGGTATTCAAGCCTGCTGTTGCACGTGGGCAACTTGACCCAATGCAGCCAGCACGAAAGGTAGTTTCATATTTCTCTGTAAACCCAAGGGGTGTGTATGTCCCAGCGTAATCTACTCTGGCAATATCGTGGTCTGCAAGGCCCGCCTGAGTTCACTGGCCCTGAAGCCCCAACCCCTGACAGGTGGTTCCAACCATTCTCTGAACCTATCAGGGAAGGCCCGGCGAGGATTGCCCACCTCTACTCAGGGCCGATTGACGATGTCAACATCTGGCCCTCCCCAGAGGTAGTCACTCTTGATAAGTGGTACATGCCCCTCTCACTCCCGACGCTCCCAGCCGTCACCTTTGCTCATCTCATGGCAGGAGCGTTCGATGCTAATGAGACCCTCCCGACTCCCGCAGCCCCAACAGTATTTGACGCAAACCTGCGTCTCGGTTACCATGAGGTTGCAGGGATAGCTGGGCAGCCCTCTCTAGGAGGTCGATAGTGGCCATAAGAAGTGCAGGATTCGTAACCACCACCGCTGGAGTGCTTGTCAGACTAACCGCCAACGAGACTGACCCAACTACCAATCTTGACGCCCACTCCATCATGGCCGAGGCCCTGCAAGGCAACACCGGGCGGGTCTACATTGGCTCCTCGGCGATGGTCAGGGCAACGGGAGTCGGGGTCTATGCAGTCATCCCCATCCCGACCTCCAACATCCTCCCCACCTTCACGGCGACCATAGCCTATGCGCCAGCAGCCCTTCTGCTCAATGAGCTATTCTTAGATGTGGATGTGGACAACGAGGGCGTGTTGGTGTCCTATGTCGTGGGTTAAACTGGAAGGCGACACCAAGGATTCCATCCGCGCAGTCCTTGCCTTCTTCGCTTGCCTGGCCCTCACTGGCGGCGCGATGCTGATTGTCTGGGCGGTATCTGACCTCTTGAAGATGGTGATTCAGTAAAGGAGAAACTGAAATGAAACGACGTTGGCTAGTGATTGCTGGACTAGTTGTATCGTTGTTTGGTGGTGCCCTGGTACTCTGTCTACCTACCTCAGCAGGAAACATCGACAAGAAGCTCCCTGACCTGACTCGAACCATCACCACCGGCTGTGACATCGAGCAGGTCTTCGACACCCGTATCCAAAAGCCAGCTTGGATGGTGACCGTGTGGGCACGCTATGTTGGCTCTGACTCCAAAAAGAAGGACTGGAAACTATGGTACTGCACTCGCAAGAAAAGAATGAAAGCGATGGGTGATTGCGACCATTGGCTAAAAGTGGTAGCCAAGGCGATAAAGAACTCTCGCTCCCAGTAGCCCCCCCTACCCCCTGACCCCTCCCTATAGTACCTTGACTTGACAAGCCCCCCATAAGTACGGCATCCTACTATTGATGACTAGGACGAGCGTCACGTCATGGGATGGCAGGGACGGTTAGTATGCCCCTACGTGATGTCCACTACAGGGTCAAGGGAAAGGTCGTAGAGGCAAAGCGCCTGCACAAGAGCAAGGCTAAAGGATTTCGCAGTTAAAGGAGACCAACATGAAAGGCATGAGCCACGGTAAGGGAATCATCAAGAGTTCCAGCAACGTCAAGGCGCTGGCCAGCAAGAAGGGCGGAAAGAAGTTGAGTGGCAAGAAACTGGGCAAAAAGTATTAACTGATGCCCGACAACCGACCGACGTTGGACTCTCCCCCTCCCCTGCCTCCCCAGGCGGGCCGCCGGCCTTCCTTAGAGGGCTTGGCAGGGCCGCAGCAGGGAGCACTCCCACCCACCCAGGACATGGTCTCGGGAATCGTGGAGCGCGGCGCTTTCATCGACGAGCGCCTAGCAGAGTTTCAAAGGAT